GCTTTGGTTAATAAGATTCCCATTATCTTTCGATAGTGTAGTTGTCCCACCTAACAAGCTATACAGTCTATATGTAATATTATGTATAAATATATATTAAAGTCAAGGGTTATTGACAAACTATATATATACATATATCAATATATTAAGGAGTAAAAATGCAAGAATTACTTGACAAAAAAACTGCTCTAGAAAAAGAATGGACAGATACCTACACTAAACAAGGTGTTTATTCAACTGATATGATAGCTATAGATAAAAAAATAAATAAGGTAAGACATTTAATTATCATAGAAGATATTAGAAGAGCAAAAAAACAAATTAAGTAGCTTCTCCAAAGTCTTTACCGAGAGCTACGTCAACCACACTTGGAACTTTTAGTTTCACGCAAGACTCCATCTCTCTCTTTATTTTATCTACGTCACTTTCATCCTGAACATTAAAACACAGTTCATCGTGTATTTGTAATAATGGTAAGTAACCAGCTTCATAACAACTAACTACTGCTTGTTTAGTTTGATCCGCAGCAGATCCTTGTATCAATCTATTTAAAGCCTTGTAAGTAAAAGCACGTTTAATATTTGCCTGGCCATATTTAGCACTAGCATTCTCAAACTTCTCAGGAGTGTGTACACCAAAATCTCTTGGCTCCCACATATCAAAACGACACTTACGACCTAATTTTGTTCTTATAATACCTTCATCATTTGCTTTTGCCATACAACGATCCGATAATAATTTTACAAATGGGGCTTTGGTATTGTATTTATTTATTAGGTCCTGGGCTTCGTCATAAGATACACCTAACATATTAGAAAGTTTATGCTTGCCCATACCATACATCAAACCAAGTCCAATAGTCTTTGCCTGCTTTCGATCTATACCAACTAAGTCAGCTACTGTTTGATGAAAGTCAGCACTTGCATTTGTGTAAGCATCTACTAACTCGTGAGAACCCTCATAACCCTCACCAATACTTGCAGCGTAGTGCACTACCAGTCTAGGCTCTTGTTGACTATAATCAAAACTTCCCCATTGACATCCTTCTTCGGGCAAAAATAAACCTCTGATTAAAGGACCATATTCTTTGTTTCTGGCAGGAAGCTGTTGCAAATTAGGATTTGACATAGACAACCTACCAGAAACTGTTCCACCTGTGTCACTTCTTAGCTGTTGAATCTCAGCGTGAATTCTACCAGCGTGTTCATACTTCATTATAGAATTTAAGAAAGTGTTGTGGAATTTGTTTATTTCTCTAGCTTGAACTATAAGCTTTGATATCTCGTGATTAGAATTTAATAGCCAACTCTGTGTAAAAGATGGCTCACCACTTTTTGGTGTTTTAGGATATTCTATATTTAATTTATCAAAGGCATAACCAATCTGTCTTGCTGCCCATATGTCAATATCTTTTCCTACTAATTTTTTAATATTATGTAATAAACTTTTCTCCTTGTTGACAAAATCAATTTTTAATGACTCTGCTTTTTCTTTGTTAACCCTAATACCACGCTTTCTCATTTTAATTAAGATAGGTAATAATTTCTTTTCTAGCTCCCATACTGTTTCTAAATTTTGTTTATATATTTCGTGTTTAAATCTTTGCCACAAAAGGTACGTGAGCCGTGCATCCTGTTCAGCGTAATATCCTACGTGTTCAGCTGGCAACATCCACATCTCAGCTTTTGGATCTACACCATGTGCTTTAGCTGCCTCTACTAAATCTGTTTCTGCTTTTATCTCACCAAGATAATCTTTTGCTAATGCATTTAATCTATAAGAGTATCTATTTTCATCAATCAACGCGCCAGCAATCATAGTATCTATAATCTCTCCTTTAACTTCTATACCATAAGTGTTTAACCAGCCCACATCGTATTGAGCATTATGAAATATTTTTGTACAAGGTAAGGCACATATCTTTTCCATATATCTCAAGACTTGTTCTTTAATGAGATTACCTCCACCAAAGTGATCTATAGGGTAATATCCTTGCCAACCTTCTGTAGCAACTGCAAAACCTATAATTTTACCTTTACCTGTTGCCCACCCAGCTCCAAGACCTTCGTTTATACCATCATCCCTAGTTTCTAAATCAATTGCGATCTCTTTTGCTTCACTTAAATCTTTATATTCACTTGGTGTTGACCATATATGTTTCTTAAATGTAAAATTTAACTGCATACTAGGCATGTAACCCCCTGTCAGCTTGACTTTCAAATAAAAACCCGTTTAAATGGCCGCTGAGTGCCTGTAAAAATGTTTTGCTTATGATTCTACCTTGTTTTTTACTCATAATCTCTTTCTAATATCATTTCTAAGTAATGTATTGCCTTTTTAATATCATCAGCCTTACCTTTATCCTGGTGACGACAAACATACTTAATTACATTACCCTCAGCAAACTTTAATTTGTTCTCATTGATGAACTGTGAAGGTTGTATTTTATAATTGTGATAATGCTTGCTGCCCTTTTCCCACAAGTTGTTTTTCTCTCTCATGTTCCTCCTTTGTTTTTAGTACAAAACCATCTCTAAGTAAATCAAATAATTTGTGTTCTACCTCTGCTTTTGTTGGTCTTGTTTTAAACTCCATTGTTAAATTAATTTTATAAGTCATTTTTTCTCCTGTAAATAAACAAAATAATCTTCTCCTATAGGATAATTATACTTGTAATCACTAGACAAAATATGCAAAGAACTTTTGGCTCGTGTTACACCAGTATAATATACTCTTTTTTCATCAGACTTCTCGTCTGTATTTTTATTAGAAAAAGATGAAGGGTAATTTCCTTTACTATATATTAGCACATTATCTGCTTCACCACCTTTAACACTGTGTATAGTATCAATTATTATTTGTGGATCAGTGTTCAATTGTTTTTGTCCATATCTTTTCAGTAGCCTAATAAAATATGTTACTTGCTCTGGCTTAAAATTTCTTTGTAGTATTTCCCACCAAGGTTGATTATGTTGATCATCTTTTAAATCTAACCCACACCATTGTTTTAATTCTTGAAAGTTATATTCTTGATAATCTGGTAGACCTAACCAAAACTTATCTCTTCTATAAGATAAGTCTTTAAGTTCTCTTATATATTTAAACATATTTTCAGCTTCTTTTTTTGATATTCTTTTTTCTTTAGATATTTTTGTCCAACTTTTTATTGCTTGCCATTGTTTTTGATCAAAAGATTTATTACCTCTATTGTCTCCATAATACAAGCCAGCATCTTTTGCTGCAACTCGTAACTCATTAACTGTACTATTGACCCTTCCTAATATATACCAAGTTCCAGGTAAGTCACCTACAGGCACTTCACTAAATCTTAAATATCTTCTTACAAAACCTGTTTTGTCTAAAGCCCTGTATTCTTTTTCTACACTATCTAATATACCTCTTCTTATTATCTGACTAAAATGATGTATAGCCTCTCCAAATCTTCTAGTCTTTCTAAGTATTACTGTTCTACCAGGGAAGTATTTTGTAAAGTAAGCTGGATCCGCTCCATTCCATTTGTAAATACCTTGGTCATCATCGCCAGCTAAATATATTCTTTTAACATTCATAGACATTTTATATATGACACTCCATTGTAAGGGTGTAAAATCTTGAGCTTCGTCTAATATTAAAACTTCTAACTCAGGAAAGTTAACTTCATCTATTGTTCTCTCAATCATATCGGTAAAATCTATAAAACTATCTTTTTTGTAGTGTTCATAGGTATCTATCTTACGTAAGAACACATCTAAATTATCTCTTTTATAAGTCTCTTTTTTGTAAATTAAAACAGGATCTTCAAGCATATTTCTAGCTTTGTCATATATACCAAGTGACCAATCTTTGTAAGTAAAATTATCATCAGCAAGACGTGCATCACTTGTTTTAATTATTTTAGCTTGTAATGCATAATCTAACATACAGGCTTTCGGATCAAAAACTTCTTCTTCAAAATATCTTCTACAATACTTATGTAAAGTTTTAAATCTTTGGAAATCATCAGCGTTATACTTTGGAAAGGCTTCAAGTGCACGATCTCTAGCTGTATCTACAGCTTTATTTGTAAACGATATAAAAGCTATCTTAATTGGTTCAATCCCTTTATTTAAATAACCTTTCAAAACTCTTTCTATAAGAGTGTGTGTTTTACCAGTTCCCGGAGGACCAAATATCTTTATTGTCTTTTTAAAAATCCTCTTGTGTCGTAGGAGATCTAAATTTGTTTGCGTGGTATTGTTCATCCATCTCACTCATTTGTTTATCGTTTACTTTTTTCTTTATTGCTTTATGGTTTACAAAGTCTGGCATCTCTACGTACCAAACATTTTTCTCACCTTCGTGATAATCTTTTCTTTTACATTTTAACATACGTAGTGCATCAGCTGTAGTATTAAAGACACCATTTGCTTTTTTCTTTAAAAATCTATCTAGTGTAAGTTTTTTAAAATGACACACGTTTGATTTAGAATCTAATACCACGTAACCATCTTTTAGTTTTTCATATTTATCTTGCTCTATGTGAGATTCAAAAAAGTCTTTTAACACAGTATATCTTTCCTCCTCTAAAGTATCCTCATAAGTATGCTCTTTACTTTCTTCAGCTTTTTCTACTATACCTTTCATCAGTAATTCAAATGGGCTTGGTCCTTTTCTTGGTTTCGGTAACGTAAGCCAGTACACACGATGCTTTAACAATTTTACTCTAAAAGATTTTTCATCTTTCATATCTTCTGGCGTCATAGTAATATCCTGGTCTTTGTATTTAAATTGATACCAAACATTTTTAGTATCTTGTATATATTTTATGTTATCAAAATTTTCTATAATATCTGGGACAGCATCACCTATACCTAAAGCCCTTGACTTACATAAATCTTTATTACAAATAGATTGATACTCAGGATGTTTAGGTGGGCATTGAAATGTATAACCACCCTTCATAACTGACCTTGCTAATGATGACACTTCATTTTGAGGTAAAGGTGTAACAAATATTTGTCTATTTCTGTCCTGTGCTATATCTTCTAAATTTTGCACAGTTAATGCAGCATTCTTTTTCATTTCTAAAACTAACACGTTAAACAAAAAATTATTTCGATTATTTCCACTCCAACCCTCTTGAATAAGTTTTTGAACACAGGGAGGATATTTATTCCATTGTGACTCTGCTTCATATTCTTCAACCTTAAGGTCAAAAAAAGCTTTACCATCAATCATTTTATCGTTAGCAAGTTCTATAAATTTACCTGCCATAACTGGTGTATTGTTGTCATCGAATGCAAACTCCATAGATGCATTCATATTATGATAAGGCATATTTAAAGCTTTATTACACGGAAAAATTTCTTGTGCTAAAAAATATTGTTGGTTTATCTCTGATAATTTATCAACTACTTTTTTACTTGATACGAAATCATTAAAAAAAACAAAAATGTGTAACCCACCAGATTTTGATTTGACAGGCACAAAAGGTAATTTGTACTTTCTAATAATTTCAACGTATTTCTTTTCAGAATAATCTTTGTAGTTAGCTGGATCTACGTCAATACAAGCCCATTTACATTTGCCATCTACTTCAGGTCTTAACCCTAAACGTAATTTACCTTGTAAATGTTGCTCCCATAACTCGCTGGTCACTGGTTCGTGCATCGTGATATATTTAGCAGACTTCTTTCCTCTCTCATCGTCCTCTCCTGTTAGAGAGGACTTGATGTATTGAGAGGTATCGCCACTAAATAGTGCGAAAAGTTCTTTGTGCATTAGAAAGGAACGTCTTCAGACTGTTTCTTTTCTCTTACTTCTGGCTGTACTTTAGGAGAGTCCTTCACTAATTCTTCTTCATGATCTACTTTAGAAAAAATATCAGACTCTTTTGCTTGTTTATAAAACTCTGCACAAGCATCAAAAGTTTCTTGATCTTTTAAAAAGTCTACAAAATCAATAGTCCATCCGTGCCAAGAACCTTTACTATTTGATTCTGGTATAGTCTTTAACTTATATACTGTACCAAAGGATGGTGGTTGAAAAAAAGTTCCATCTTTTCTTTTCATTCTTCTAGTTTGCATCATAGAGTTCCAAAGCCTAGACTTCTTTTTTTGCGTAGACTTCATAGTAATTAAAACCTGTTCTAAAGGCTTCATATTATCATCTAATAAAATACAAAAATGATTACCAGTGTCCTCAATATATCTTCTTGGTTTATCAACACCTATGACCCAATCCTTATTTTCTTGTCCCCTTTCTGTATTTTTCATAACAGAAGAATCATGGTGTATCGCATAAGGTCTACCTTGTCCCTGTCCACGTTCCTCCCACTCATTATAAGTGTTGATGTAATAACAAGGTACAGCTAAAACACCTTTTTCACCTGAATATATAGATCCTGATACAGAATTATATATATTACCTATTTTAAGTTTTTCATTATACGATGGACTTTGAGGTTTTATAAAGTCACTCATTGATCCAACTACTTTTAGTATTGGTAATTTAACATCAGTCGCTGTTATGTTTTCATTACCTTGACCAGCATACTCCTCCATTAAACTTATTGGGTTTGCTAATTCGTTCTTCTTTGTTTTTTGCACTTGTTGCATTTTTACTCCTTTGTTTTGATTTTTGTTTCATTATGAACATAAACACCAAACAACTCCATAGGCACACTGTTACCTTTATTAATCTCTTCTTTCACAAAAGATTTTAAAGTTTGTGGTTCTATTTTAGTTTTGGCAACAACATTATGTCCCTTACCTTTTAAGTCTTCTAACAATGATACAGCTTCATTATCTTTGTATCTACCAAATGAAACTACAACATCATTTTTAATAATATGGTCAAAGTTATGTTGTCTTAGCCACTCATATGCCTCATCCTTCTTTGATACAGGTATTTTTGCAGCATAGTTTATTTTAACTTCAACCGATGATCCATCTGGCAACTTAATACCAGACACACCAGCTTTTCGCATAAGATCAGGAACTTCATGTTCAGATATTCTTCGTTCTTGTTCTTTCAAACTTTTTAGTTTTTCTTCTTCTTTCTTAATCTGTTCACGAAGTTCTAATAATCTATTGCAAGTTGTTGCGATGTCAGATGTAGCTTCTGTATCGACTTCAATCTTCATCGCTTCTTTTTCTAGATCCATAAGACCTCCTTTCCGTATATTGTTTTAATCGTTTTTATTTGACTTGTCAAACATTTTTTTGTATGTCTATATATGAGAATGTAAAAGGAGAATGGAATGGCTTATAATTATAAAACAAAACCTTATGAACATCAAAGACAAGCTCTTATAAAAGGTGCAGAAAAAAATGACTTTGCTTACTTTATGGAGATGGGTACGGGTAAAACCAAAGTTGCTATCGATAATGCATCATACTTATATACACAAGATAAAGTTAAAGGAGTTTTGGTAATCGCACCTAACTCTGTTTATAGAAACTGGGCTAATGAAATAGATATACATTGTCCTGTAGAACACGATGTAAAAATACACAAGAAAAATAAAATTTTTGATTGGAATGATTTTAAATTAAATTTTTATCTTATGAACGTTGAAGCTTTTTCGACAGCAAAAGCATATAAAGTAGTAGAGAAAATAATTATTGAACACTATAAAGAAATGATGGTTATTGTTGATGAGTCAACTACGATCAAAAACAGATCAGCTAAAAGAACAAAAAATCTTACGACTATATGTAGAATTATAAATTACAAAAGAATATTGACTGGCTCACCTGTAACAAAATCACCACTTGATTTATTTAGTCAATGTGAATTTTTAAATCCTAATTTATTAGGCTTCTCTAACTTTTATGTTTTTAGAGCCAGATACTGTGTTATGAGAAACATTACAGTCGGAGGTAGTAGACAAGTTCCTTTACCTATGTATTATACCAATCTAGATGATTTAGAAATGAAATTAAAAAATTTTTCATATAGAGTTAGAAAAGAAGAATGCCTGGACCTGCCTGAAAAAGTTTATGTAAAAAGATACGTACAACTAAAAGGTGAGCAACTAGAAGTGTATAGCGATTTAAAAAAATACGCTAGAGCAATCTTTGAAAACGAAGAGGCCTCATATGCTAACAAGTTGACTGAAATATTAAAACTACATCAAGTGTGCTGTGGATATTTTGTATCTGATGAAGGACTAAAAAAAGACATAGATAACCCTAAGCTTGATGAGCTATTGAACACCATAGAAGAGAATGAAGGCAAGATCATCATATGGGCTAATTACATACATAGTTTAGAAAAGATTATTAGTAAGTTAGAAACTAAATATGGAAAAGAATCTACTGTTGCAATTTACGGAGCAGTTAGTGTTGACCAAAGACAAGAAGCTGTAAAGAGATTTCAAGAGGATAAAAATACAAGATTCTTTGTAGGTAATCCTGTTACAGGAGGGTATGGTTTAAATCTCACTAAAGCACACACTGTAATTTATTTTAGCAATAGTTATGATCTTGAGGTAAGACAACAGTCGGAAGACAGGGCTCATAGAATAGGCCAGACAAGTAAAGTAACTTATATAGATATTATTGCTCAAGGCACTATTGATGAGTTTATAATAAAAGCACTAAACAATAAAATAAAAATAAGTGCTCAAACTTTAGGTGAAGACGTATTGACCTTTTTATAATATTTATATGTTCTTTCAAACCATTTATGTTCGTATTCTAATATCATATCTTCTGTCATCTTAAATTCTTGATACACTAAATCTTTTGTGCATACACATATTAAACCTTGCGTTATTGGTCCGTGATTATGTTTATGAGCTATAGCATAAGCAGCTATTTGATAGTAATAATCTTCTATCCATTCTTCTCTTTTAGGTTTATTAGCTTGTTTAAAATCTATAATTGTAGGTTGATCATCATATAAGCCAACAAGATCGGTGCACCCTGCCCAAGCTATTTTTTTTGGGTTAGGATATAAAGAAGGGCAATAATCACTATATTGTAAATTAACTTCGCTACCCCATACCTCTGATAGTTTTTCTAAATTATCTACAACTGTATGAGCCATCATTCTAGGTAATGAGCCGTTATCTGATAAATTTAAATATCCTCTACCTCTACAATACTGCTCCAATACATAATGCATTTCTGTGCCTCTGCTAGCTGCTTGGTTCGTGATACGAGCTGCTTCCTGGTATCCTACTTTATCTCTCCACCTGTCTAATGATTCTATCTTTTCTTGACTTTGTGTTTTTGATAAGATGGTTGTTACAGAGGGTATTTTTTCTTCACCAACATTATAAGTTCTTCCTGTGTCTTCATCATTTCTTGAATACTCTGAGTACTTGTATTTATCTACAATACTAAAGTCTGTTATAGTAAACGATTTATTTTTTTTTATTATCTTCATCAGGAGCGTACAAATTATTAAATGTATACTCAGGGTCAAGGTATGATTCGTCCTCTTCAGATGAAAAAACATATTGAGATGGTCTAAAATCAGGTGCACCTTTCCCTGTCACCCATAATGCAGGATTTGTGGCTCTTATTCTATTATTAGGTTGAGCTACAATTTGACCTGCAAATTCGCCACTTGTTAATCTTAAAATATGAGATTGCTTATGTTGAGCTGGATCATCACCTAAAGATGTCAACTCATCACCATTCGTATAATCAATGGTAAAGTAATATTGAGCATTATAGAATTGACCATCTATCTTTACGATCCACGGACTAGAACTTGTCCTATCATATTTAATGATTGCAAAATGTCTGGAACTACAATCCCAGGGCTGAACAAAATGATTAGGTAATCTGGGAGGAAAACCATCCATTATTTCATCAGCGACAAGGGATTGTATAGGCATCCTTGCCCACATAGCTCCACCATGCACATTAGAATCAGATAGCCTATTATCTTCATCTTCGCAACCAGTAAACACAACTTGAAAACTCAAACTTCGATCAGGTATTGCTGTGACTGCGATTGCGTGAGCATGTAAAAACTCACCATGATATAAGGAGTGATTGTGTGTGAATTCTCTTCTAACCCAAACTGGGAAGTGAGGTATGTTTGCAGTTAAGTATGCCATACCTCACTATAACTAAAGTAACTTATAAATCAATTTTTATTTTTAGTTAATGTAAATCCCATTTTTTTTGCAGCTGTTCTTAACTTAGACAAAGTCATATTACCTGATGCACCAGATAATGCTTTTCTTCTTTCAATAAAAGCTGAGTCTTTTGCTTTTATCATTTTACCAGCTTTAGCGTAGCTTTTGGTTCCCATCATTTTACCAGCTTTGGCATAACTCTTAGTACCCATCATTTTACCAGCTTTGGCATAACTCTTAGTACCCATCATTTTACCAGCTCTAGCGTAACTTTTAGTACCCATACCACCTACTTTTTTCTTAACAATTTTTTTGTTCATAGGTTTTTTTGCACTAGCTCTTTTCATTTTACTCTCCTTTATTATTGTACAATATCTTAATAAGCTTCTTTATTTTAGCATCTTTCTGCTCTTTTTTGAAGTACCACAAAGCCATTTTACTCATACACATCACCTCCTTAAAGATAATGCGTTTCTTCAGCTAATGCTTACTTCCGACCTAAGTCAAACGGGTTTTATTTATTATTATACATTTCTTCATCTTCTATTTCAATCCAGTTACCACGCATTTTTTTTTGATCTAAATACAATTCTATATCAGCCCATTCACGACCCTCATTCATACATATATAAAAATACTTTGGCTGATAAATGAGGCAGCTGTGATCATCATATTCTAAATTGTGTGCACGAAGTGGTTGACCTAAACTTACGAAAAATTTAAAAGTAACACCAACAGCTACACCTATAAAAGCAAGTGTAACAACAGTGATCAATCCATATTTTATATATTCCTCTATTTCTTGTCTTTTCTTTAGTCTTCTGGCTCTTTCTTCTTTTATAGCTTGTTTCTTCGCATCAATACGTTTTTTTCTCTCTTGTAATATATATTCCCAAGTTCCCGGCCCAAACCTAAGATTCACTAGGTTTTTAAGCTCATTCATTTGCTCACGAGCTAATTTAGCGTCAATTACCTCTTTTGCAATATTCTCGGTTGCAAAAACATCGACATTCGCCTTATCACGAGCTTTGATAGTTTGCTGTTCACCCATCATAGCCTTATCAATATGGCCTATTATGTCACCTATATCGTTGCAAGTTTGTATCTGTTGTTTGACAAAGTCGACACTTTTTTTAACTAGAGCTATGCCAGCTAAAGCCGTGGATATTGGTTCAACCATTTTGACGCTCAATAAAACGGTCTAGCTTCTCTTCTAGTCTACGAAGTTGTTCTAGTATTTGAGTAGTCTGTGACTTTGCATCGTCACGAGGCAGGTACTCTTCCCTGGTTTTATTGAGTAGTATTTGTAGTCTCTTCACTTCAGAAAACATTTTACTAAATGCCCAACCAAATGCTGATATGAGCACTGTAAGTAAAATATTCCAAAGCATCATGTTATCCACGTTGGACTCCACGAGTTGCTAATAGTTCTCCTATATCATCATCTGGAAATAAAGCTTTGTAAACACCTTGTCTATTAGTGTTAGGATCAAACATAGCTGTTTGCATAGAGGATTGTGGTTGATTCTGTGCTACTTGTGTAATCGGTTCATCATCTTGTTGCATCTCTTCCTGCATCTGGTTAGCTCTTGCATTATCAAAATTCATTTGATCTATTTCATCAGCGTTTTGTATATCTATATTTTTTGCACTTGCTACATTAGTCCCTTTTAGCATTTCATCATATTTAGCTTTGTCTTCAACACTAGCGTTTTGATAAAGGTAAGCATCAGGAAACATTCTTTTTAAATTTGCTTGTGGTAAAAGCTCAGTTTTAAAAGTGGTGTTTGGTATTTTAGTTTTTTTACTATTTAAATAGTCCATAAGTTGTTGAGCCGATATTTTATCTACATCAATCTTTACTTCATCATCTTCATCAGCAAAGTAATTTAAAAGTATCCCCAGTGATCTTCTTTTCTTAGGAGATAAATACTTTCCAAAAGGTTGTGTTAAAGATATGAAGGGAAAGTCTTGTAGACCACCTTTACCTAGTCTTTCTATTCTCTCCTCTGGAGAATACAAATCTAATAGAGCTTTTCCATATTTTGGATTTGATAGCAAACTACCAAAACCTCTTAATAACATAGGCATCAAAACTAAGCCAGCGATACCCATACCAACCATTGGTGCTCCCATAAATCCAGCTACAGCACCAGCACCTAAAGTTATACCTGTTAATTGAATTCTTCTATTAGCATATTTTGATGAATCACCAATAGCTTGAGAATAGTATCGGTCTACTACATCTAAAAAGTTATTTAAATTAGAAACCACTTCCTCACCTCTCTTGCCACCACCAAATATTTTAGCTAATTTTTCTTCACCCAAAGGATCAACGTTCCCATTTCTATCTATTAACCCAAGATTTTGCTTTACTTGGTCAACTCCTTTAAATGACCCTAACATTGCAGGGTCTAAATTTTTTTCAATCATATCTTGTTTGATTACACCTACTTCACCTTCTAGACTTTTTTGCCCTTTTATTTTTCTTTGACTAAGTAAATCTTCAGTTCCTGTTTTCTGTAATATCTCATCAGCAAAAACAGTTCTCAACATACCTTGATCCTGTAATTGTTTTAATTGCCCAGCACTTATGGCTGCACCTTCTTTTGGCTGATAATCAAAGGCTCTGTAAAAAGCATCATACATAAATCGTGAACCAAGTCTATCCATAAAAGCTCTTCCTGTTTTTTGAGCTAATCCTTTATCCGTTGCACCAACTAAAAATGCTAATTCATCTAATGACTCAACTGCACCATCTTTAAGTATAGCTGTAATTGTTTTGTCAAACATAGTTGAAGGATAAAAGTCTTTACCTTTAGCAGTTCCGGGAATACCTAATGTAGATTTAGCAGTAAACAAGTAATCACCAAACTTCTGCAATTCTTTAGCAGTCATACTATTAAATGGATCTGTCAAAGCTGAAAAAGAATGAAACTGAGCTCTAAGATTATCTCCAAACATTTTGAGTTTATCAGATTTTTCTTTAAATTGTTGCCTATTTAAACCTTGAAAAGATGGGCTATCTCTTAATATATTAGCTTGTGTTCCAGCGTCTCCGACACTAGCAAAATCTTTATCCATAGCTAATCGCATATCTGTTGCTGCTGTTAATATTTTTTTGTTGTTAGGAGAGTTTCTTACAGCTTCATTAAGTTGTTCTTTTAAACCCATATATTGTAAAGGTGTTAAAAAATCTTTATCTGTAAAAACACCTGCATCTGCAAACTTCAATAATAAAGCGTTTGTAGGTGTCATATTAAATTGACTTTTTTTCAAAACTTCATCATCTGCTAAATTTAATTTTGAAATTTGAAATAAATCCATATTTTCTTGAAGGTTTGTAGCTGCTGCTCTTATGTTACTTACTGGTATCATTTCAGGATTACCAAATTCTAATGCTTCATTTTTTAAAGTTTTAAAACCTTCATCAATCATATTTTGAAATTGTCTGTAGTTGTTGTTTAATACATCTAATGCTTGGTATCCTAAAACCCTAGATGTTGTGATAGGAGCTAAATTTTCTGCAAATTTAAACATACCAGATACAAGAGCTTTTTCAGTTTCTACTCTATCTTTTTTAGCTTGTTTTGCAACACCTGGAAAAATACCAATAGTTGTATAAAAGTCTTTTGTTTGTCCTCCAGCTACACCCTTTCCTCTTTCTGACAACTGTCCTATATTAAGGTTGACACCATATTCAATAGCTGCATCACCAATCTCTTTTGCATTTGTTTTACTTCCTGTACCAGTCAAGCCTTTAGCAAAAGCTTTAGCTAATATTGAAGCAGATTGAATTAATGCTGTAGCACCACCAGCCCATAATAAAGAATTTCTCGCTGCATCTATGGCGTGTATCGTGCTTCTTGTTAAAGGGTCTTGCTGATCTATTTCTTTTTCAGACAAGTCTGCCAAATCATAAGTTGCTTGAGCAGCAAAATCTTTATCAAAATTATTTACAACATCAAAAGCTAAAGAACCACCAGCTGCACCCAAACTACCTGCTGCTACTGATTTTAATTCTGTTTTTGCTACTTGTGTCAAACCTGCTCGACTTGCGTCAAGGGTTTTATTTGCTGCGTTTTCAAGCACTCCAACTGTTCTTGCGAATAATCTTCCTGGCAAACCAAATCTTTTGACCAAAGGTGCCTTTTCTAAAAAATTACTTAACTTTGCTACTGTAGGGGAGAAGCCAGCTCTGTAATTAGGAGCAAAAGTTTGTTTACCACCTGACTGCACAAAAGCATCTATCAATTTTTGTCTGTCTACAGCGTACATAGAAAAAGAACCAACTACATCAGTAAGTGTTTCATAACTACCTCTGGTAGTAAGAACCTCACCTAATCCTGGTAAATTTACACCGGGCACAGTTTCTTCTGCTGTTTCTATTTTAGAAGCTAATTCAGACTTACCTCTTTGTCTATACCTTATAAGATCATTAACACCATCAAAACCAGTAAGCACTCCACTCTTAAAACCTTTATCTAAAGCTTGTAGTTGCTCTTGATTTAAAGTATCTGTATCCAAAGCATTATTATTTATTTGCTCTTGTATTTCTTTTATCTTGCTCATTTAAAGGCCTCCAATATGCTCTTTTGAGCATCCAAGGCAAAATTTTGTGTTTCACTTAAATTTTGATCTGTGGCAAAAGTTTTACCCATTTGTGTTAGCCCTTGTATAATGTAAGGATTATTAGGAAACATTTTAGCTAAAGCTCTAGGATCGCCTCCAACTCTTAAATATTCTCTGGACACCCCTTGCATAATGTCTAGTGTTTCATTATAGATAGCACCATAGTTTTCTCTAATAATATCTTTAGAGCCAATAGTTTTGATAATTGTAGTTCTTTTACCTGATTGTTTTAAATCCTCATTAGAAATTCTGTCTCTTGTTTTATTCATACGAGCAAGCAAATATCTTGCTCTGGATTCAATAATAAGCATAGTAGATAAAGCTTTGATCTCTTCGTCAGAAGCATCTCTGCCTGCCACTCTTCTTAGATAATTCATATCCTCAGACCTTTTAACTGCTAAATCATAATTCTTTTTATATTCATTAAAAACTTCTTCTTTCATTTCAGAGCCAGTTCCTGCACCTCTAACGTTTGCTAAAAAATCTGCGTGAGAGTCATCACTAACATCAAATATAGTGTTAGCTTCTGGATTGCTTGTAAAAAAATCAGACACAGTTTTATACGCTGAACCTAAAACAGGTCCTGCTACAGGAATATCCTCAGCTGTTGATTGAATTATTTGATTTAGTAATCTTAATGAACCAGATAAACCGATAACTTTACCACCAGTAGCTTTATCTGTTTGTGCAAATAAAGTAGCTAATTTAGTCAACTGATTAGCAGCTGTCATTCTATCTTTCAAATCAGCTTGTCTTCCTAAATCATACTGTCCTTCCTCAAATTGTGCTGGATCAAAGTCTGTTGGAATCTGTCTAAGTTGACCTCCTACCTCGATAAATTTCAAGTTGGCGTTTTCTTTATTTCTATATATTTTTAACAAGGATTCACCAGCCCAAGTAGGTTGTAAACCTAACTGTGGGTTTGCCTTTATATAATCATTAGATACAATTCTGTATTCTGGTTTACCAACATTATATCTTTTAGAATTAAATGTATTAATTGCTTTTATGTTTGCAACATCTAACGCATTTTGAGCTTTCATTCTTGCTGATAAAATATTAGTTGCTCTATTTAATTGTGCATCTTTTGTTTTTGCTTCTGTTTGTAATTCAGAATTAATAATTCCTATCTGTTGTGTAAAGGCGTCTTTCAATCCTTTATTGTATTCTTGATCTAAATTTTGTATAAAACTCATATAACTGTCTGCTAAAGCTTTTGACTTTGCTTTTTCGTGCATGTCTATAGCCATAATATCTTGTGCTAAGCCCTCAGTTGACTGACCAAGCACATCTAAAAACCCACTAAACCCAGTTTGAGAAGTTTTACCAGACATCATGCGACTTGCCCATTTTAATAAAGCGTAATTTCTATAATTATTTCCTGTATCACCTGTCATATCTTGATACATTTTTTTGTATTGCTCAAAAGTTTTTCTTTTTTCTTTATCTCTTGCTTCTATTTTTGATTCATAGTTCTCTACTGCTTTAGTTGCTTTGTCAAAATCAATTTTTGTTTGTGTAAGTAGTACAGACAAATCACCTGAGTTCAATGCACCAATTAAATCTGTTGCACCAGCATTGTTTATATTACCAGTAGGATTAGCTCCATCAGTAATCATACCTTTAGCATTGTAACTACTATACCTAGCATCTGCAACATCTTGATCCTCTTTTGCCACTGGTCCTTGACCACCTGATTTTACTTCTTTATATAAAGCAGGGTCTTCTTTATCAACCACTTCAAGATTACCCTCTTCGTTAACGTTTACAATAGGTTGTTTATCTTCTTGTATCTCTTTATTAACTTGATTATTTACCTGCATTGTTTTGTTAATTTTTTCTTCGGTAACTTTGTTGGCTTCATCTACAGCTGATACGATGTCTGTTTGATTTGTGTCATCATCTAGAAAAGGAACTTCTAGACCCAATTCACTAGCAGTAAGAGGTCTTCCTAATATTTTTGCTTTCTCTGAATTTTTTTGTTCTCTTGTTAAGTCTGGATTAGCATCTATTTTTGAAATTTGGTCTTGTTGATCTTCAGCAAAAAGCATACCTGGCGCCATTGTCAGTGCACCTATACCTAACGCAGACTTGATTGGGTTTCTTCTTATAAATCTAGGTGTAAGTCTAAGGGCTTCTCTTGCTAATCTACCTCCTGGTTTTACCATTTGAGCTCCTTGTGCCATAAAAGGATAGCCAATACCTGCATAACCAAAATCTTCTAAAGCTTGCTCATAATCACCTTGCATAAAGTTTACAGCACCACTACCTCCCATACCAATAGGATAAGCTAACTCAGCAGCACCAAAACCTTTTTTACCACCTCTGTATAACATATTATCTTTTAATATATTTGGTGTTCTTTG